TGATGAATTGAGCCATCTCTCCAAACGGCTTACTAACCGCTTGCAAATATGGCTGTAGATGTTGGTACTTAAAGAATTGCATTAAATAATCTGTTTTCACTTTACTCTCCTTTCTTTCTTTCGTTATTGCGAGTGCAGGACTTGAATCAGCGACCTTCAGGTTATGGTTTCAATCTCTTTCAGAGTTTATGGGCTTTTGAGACCTGACGAGCTGCCAACTGCTCTAACTCGCTATGACTCGTTACTGGGTGAATCCAGCGTTAAGCCCTCTGATTAATGAAGGCTTAAGGGTAGGTTCTATCACTGATTTGATTTGTTTGATTCATTTTATGCGTCTAAGGTAAAAATACAACTTGAACGAACAATTCAAACATAAAAAACCACTTAAACTAAACATATCTTCCATAAATAAAACTTTGTATTATAATATAGAAAGAAATGTTATTGTTATAGATGAGGCTATTTTGAAAAATAAACTTTATGCTTTCGAGAAGGCTGCCAAATATGAAGGTCAATTAATATCTCTTTTGGGGATATTTATTACCTGTGTGGCATCTACTGTAACAGCTAGCAATTCTTTATTTTTCAACATTTGGCTTTGTGCATCAGGTGCAAGTGCATCTTGGCTTTGGATAGCTTTTCGAGAAAGCCGCCAATTAAGAAGACTTGGTATTCAGGATTTAATTGACGATTTAAAACGTCGTTATCCTGAAGTTTCTGAATCTTCAGCAGTACCAAAAGACATTCCCTAAGTCGCAAGACATACCCTGATTAAAAAGGGATTGAAACCTTTTTTCCAATATTCAGTTTTCAATGTTCATATCCCCTTCACAGGGGTTATTGCTGGTGAACCCAGCGTTGAAGGTTCATTCTCACGAACCCTCAAGGGTAGGTTCTATCCTTTCGTTCCGTTCCGGTGTATGATCGATCAAAATGAGAGGTGTTTTCATGACGTTTATTGGTGTTCTTATTTTGATTTTTTTCATTGTTATCGCAATAAGATTTGACAAAATAAAACATTCGTTTCCTCCTAATGAAAGGCGAAAAGTATATTTAATTTTTTCTGGTATAGCAATCTTCGGTTTATTTCTCACTTGCAGGGGAATTCCAAATTACTCAGATGCACCAACAAACAATGTTGCAAACCAAGTTTTTTCAAAGAAAAAACAACAAAGTAAAAACAATCCTCCACCTGAAACTAAAAAAGTAAGAACATCAATAGAAGTAAGTCAGTCTCAATATGGAGCGAATTGGCCATTTACTGTTGGAAAAGGTTTACTTGGTTGCATAAATCATGGGGAACATCCTTATGCTAATATACAAGTAAAGTCCGTTTATTTTAAAGCAAATGGTATTACATATGCTGTGAATGGAGCTGCTACTGATCAAAAAATAGGAGTTGATATTGACCCTATTTGGAAATCAAATCCTTCAATACCAGGTACTAAAATTAATATAGGGTCAATCATTGATAAAGGCTTAAGTCTCTGTCAGTAGTATTCAATATTTAGTTGTCAAGGTGCGTTTGAGGCACACAAACTTTTTTGTTAAACTTAAGATAGTAAATTATTATCTGCCCTTTTTAGGGCATTTTTAATTACCAATTAGCCACAAAAAGAATTTTATTTTCTTTGATCCAATCATCATATCTGTCTGTTGATATGCCAGAATCTTTTGCAGCTTTCTTGGTAAATAATTTACCAATCTGTCCTAATACGTCCAAACTTGGCTCGTTTTTACCTTGTTCCCACTTCTGAACAGTTACAATTGAAACTCCTAGCTCTTCAGCTAATTCTCTTTGGCTCATTCCAAAAGTTTTTCTCAACTCCTGAAGGTGTTGAGGTGAATAAGGTATGTAACGCATAGGATCAAGTAATTCTTCTAATTCATTTTTTGATCCTATCGTATCAAATTGACTAACAATCATTTGTGATAACCTCGGTTATTATAGTATTATATATACCATCTTCTTTATAAAAAAGTCAATAATAGTATTGTAAAATTATTTTATATGTGGTATTATAAATACCATAAGATAATAATTTACTAAGGAGATTCCAAAATGAAAACCAAGACAGTAACCCTAAGTAAAGACTGGGAAAGAAAGTATCAAACGACACACGACAAATGTCTATGTCCCGACTATCAACACCGTTCTTTCAACATTCCCTCCTATGTCTGCAAGCACATGAAAGAAAAGAAAAACCAAATAGCTCTTTTAGATGTCCAGATGCGAGCTGAAGAAAATATTACCCTGCTCTTTCCTCAACCAGCTCAAAATTACCACCACATTCCAACCTTCGATGAACTTCGATTTGAAAATCAAGAGCTGCGAGGTGAACTTCTCCAACTTAGAAAGCTCAATAAGCTCTTAACAGAACAGGTTAAAGAAGCAGTCGATCATAACGAAGCTAAAGAATACCCGCTCCTGAGCTTATACAACTAGAAAGGAGACGCCCCTCTGAAAAGGGGGGCTTTAAAGATGAAAATAATTAAAATAGGAAATCACATCATTTACTGTAACCTTCAGTCATTGATTAAAATACTTTTGACATCAATACTAAGGAGCAATTTTGTGCATGATAAAATGACTTTCATCAAACATCTTCAACAGATCTATGAGTCACTTGAAACAGAAAGAGTACTTACTTATTTAGATGGTTTTTTGACGGGATTGAAAGATCCCATTCTTCAAAATGATACGGAAAGAACAAATGCTTGTGAAGAGATGTTCCAGATGGTGACAACTTCTTTCACTTCTTTTCACACTCTATCTTCAATAGAAAAAGAAATAGCTCAATTAATTGATATAGATTCTATTTACGAGCAAAAAAATTATAATAGTCTCCTTAAACAGATTATAAAACATGAATATCTTAATAATTCTTCTGTTTTGAGATCAAGTAGTTTAATTGTTCATTTCGTGAATTTCCATAAGAGACTCCGAAATTCTCTTAATCTGAGTAAGAAATATTTGATACCTGAGAAATTTGAAATGATCGATGAATCACAAACACTTACTTTACAAATTGAAATGGGATCGTCAACTCTGAGTTTTGACGAAATAGCTCACTTAATTATTGATCTATCCAAGCTGTTTGAAAACCTCATCGGTTATGCAGGGTTTCAAAATAACGTCAGTACAGATATTGTTATTATTGAATCAGGGAGCTATTTAGAGATTATTGTTCAAATTAATGAATTAGTTTCTTCAATTGATTGGGGAGCTTTTTTCCAAGCTATTTCTTTTGTTATTGGTACTCCTTGGGCTGCAACAGTAGCTTATTCTGATTGGAAGAATAAAAGACTCGATACGAAATTGAAACTGATCCAGCTTGAAAAATTAGAGGAAGAACGTTCTCAAAAAGAGAGTATAGAAAAAAGTGAAAATCTATTGGCATCTGCTGATAAACAAAATCCTTATTATCACAAACTTTTAAATTCGTTACCTCATTTACTTAAGGATTATGATTTTATCCCTCTCATTTCAAAAGCTGAATTTAAACAATTACTTGAAAAGGCTCAAGAGAAACAAATACAAGAAGCACCCTTAGCAAGGGTTGAATTAATCGAGTCACCTAAAGAATCGGAATCAACAGAAAGAGAAAAAAAGGAGGAGACAGAAAGTGACAGTGAATCTTGAGGAGTTAAAAAAAGAAATATCCTACAAGCTGAGGCAGGGACCCGGTGGTAAGCAATATGCATACATAGACGCTAGACAGGTTGCCGATTTATTAGACGAAGTAGTGGGTCCAAGTAACTGGAAAGATGAATTCCAATTAATAGGGGAAAACCTTTTCTGTGGACTCTCCATTAAGATAGATAATGAATGGGTAACAAAGTGGGATGTCGGGACTGAATCTAACATCGAAGAAGAGAAAGGGCAAGCAAGCGACGCATTTAAGCGTAGTGCGGTGAAATGGGGAGTGGGAAGGTTTCTCTACTCACTCGATACAAAGAACGGAAACGGACATTCACCAACTCTTAAACAGTCACCTGCCAAAGAGCATAACCCTAAGCCCGTTGCTGAGAGCAATGGCAAAGAATCTAATGAAGACAAGCTATGTTCCGATAAGCAACGCAAGATGATTTGGGCTTTAGTCTGTCAACGAGTGGGTAAAGAGAAAGCCAAAGGCTGGTTAAATGATTATTTAAGCATTAAGGAGTTACCTGCCAGAACCGATGAACTGACCTTTAAGCAAGCAAGCGAACTCATTCAACAGATTCAAGACATGCCCTAATTTACAAGCTCAACGCCTATCGATCACTACTGCTAAGCCCTTCGGGGCTTTTCTTTTGCCCGTGCATTTGTTTAAAACAAACATAACCCACTCACTTAAAATTAGCTACAGTTAAAAGCATTCTCAACCAAGCTGGTTTAACTGTCGAAGAGTTCACCGACCTGCTTTAAAAAGAAAAAGGTGAGGGCAGTTCCCTTCTGCCCCCGTCAACGCTATTCAGTTGTCAAGGTACTTTGGCTAAGGTCTAAAGTACGCTATAATAGCAATTGAGTCTAATTTAGACCACACAAGCCCTTCCGATTTAGCGGTCAGTGGGGCTTGTCCCTTTTCTAACCAATACCAGATCTACAAAAATAAATCAATACCCATAATCAGCACCATTATTCACTTTCACCACTTCTAGCACGTCTCAACACTAGAAAAAACGTGCTTACAGCGTGGAGTGTCAATTTGTGAAAAAGTTTACATCGATGAAAAAAGAAAATGATTTCTCTTAAACTTGCTCCTTGGGCTATTGCTACTTTGGAAAAACTCAGTAATGAAACAGGTAAAAGTCGGGCTGTTATTATTGAAGAGGCTTTGGAAAACATCACAGATAAATCTAAGTTATAACACTTAAAATCAACCATAACGGAGGTGTAATATCTGTGTACTCAACCAGTGAAATTGCTGATAAGTTAGGCGTTGCTGCTTCTACCATTCGAGCATGGAGTATCCAATTCACTGTCCCCAAAAAGAAAAGACAAGGCAATTCTTTCTATACAGAAGAAGCCCTCCAGACTCTCAGAACCATTAAGCAACTTAAGGAAGAATCAAGCGGGATGACCACTATAAAGCGTGTTATAACTCAGACACAACTTGACGAAAACTCAGATAACTTAGCTCGTCATGATTGTGAGGACATGGACAAGACAGATTATGCAAAACTCTATGCCGATGAGCGATACAAGGTGGGACAATTAGAGGAAAAAATCAAAACGCTTGAAACGCAGCTCAAGCTTTTGCCCGCTCCTTCAGAATGGTATGAAGAACAAACCAAAATAGCTCAACTGGAAACGGAAAATAATCTACTTAGATCGAGCTGGTGGTATCGACTCTTTGGGAAGAAATGAAAAAAGACCCCTCTTTCGAGGGGTGGGGGCTTATCTATTGTGAACGAGTAAATAGATCAAATAAATGGGCTTTTGCTTTCAACTACATTGAAAAATAGTTCGGCTATGCGTATCTCACCGATACCGTCACGATCAAATTTAAACTGTAAAGTATACTCTTTTCCCACTTCATACAGAACATTTGTCGTGTCAATCAAATGGGCTAACAGAATTCCTTTGATGCCTTTAGTAACATAATTCGTATTCGTATTTGAGGATATGTCTACATTTGATTCAATTAGATTTTCCAAGTCATTAGAGGGGTAGACATTGGCAACCTCATTTGAGATAGTCATTAGATGATCAATAGGTTTCCCATCGTTATTCCTCTGTTTTACTACTATGCCAAGAAGCATCCTCTCACCTTTTCTTAAAGTGAGTGGCGTTGCTTGCACTACATCAACTATTTTAAGAACAGCCGTCATAACTTGATTGTCTTCTCTTCAAAGAGCAAATCATTTTGTTTATCACACAGTAGCAGCTCCTCTTTTTTCAATTCAATCTCAAGAGGATTCACCGTCACTTCTGCTTCCAAATCATCCTTTTTATTTTCCATTTCAATCCCTTTTTTCATTTTGCAGAACAACAAACTAGGATTCATTTGCTCTGCCATGATTCTTTTATTCAATAGCTCTGAAATGCTCACCAATATTAACGTTTTTTCACTTGCTTCAATCGGATATGTATTGAGTACAGCAATAGCAGTCATGAATCGATTTTTCTCGCTGCGTACTTAATACCCATCGGCATTTCAATAAGCTGAGCATTTTTTAACTCACAATAAAGCTGTTTCACGTCATCACCAATCAGGGTTTTATTGAGTTTAATATTGCGGTCACTATAAGCTGAAAAAATAAGATCTGAACCAAAATAAATAGCAGCATAGCTCAACTCGTCCGTGGGAACGGAGGTGACCACCTCCGTTATTTCCCACGATTCCCCTTTCGGAATCGTTTGAGGTTCTATAGTGGTCTGAGTGGAGGATGCTACAAGTGCCGTGTAGTAGTTTTTACTACGATCATTGTTTTCAGTACTGATCATTCTATATCCTCTTCATAACCGATATATCCTGCGCTCAGCCATAGAGTTGCCGTGGTTCCATTTTTTATTTCAATACGAATTGTTTTATTAGAGCCAATGGCCTGAAATGTTTTTTCAAGAGGGCCTGCATAAATATCTCTTCCGATCTCAAAAACGGATTCATCAACTTGACCAGGTTGGAAAATATAACGAGTCAACACATCTTGATTACCAGTATCCGTACTTGCCAAACGTCCGAAAGTTTGAGTAATTGTACACTGCTTGCCGCTTGTCAATGTCTTGTCTTTCGTGACTGTATTGTTATTTGCAATAGAGACTGTCAGGACATCGCTAAAGGTAGTTGTTCCTTCTGGTGGTGGCGGTTGCTCAAAAAAGACTGGCAGTACAACACCAGATAAGACGCTAACAATATCAATATCCATGCCCATATTATGCCTCACTCCATTTAAACAAAGCACTGGCTTTAGCATCCTGATTCTTGTCATCATTGGTAAAGACAACATCAAAGCGATTATCAACAGCATCCCCTACCAATTGATTTTTAGCAACATTTTCAAATTGCACTTCTACTTGTCCCCCTGTTGCGGGGATATAGGTGATCATTAGTGTTACGGGTGTTGTTCCGTCATCTTTCCTTATTTCTGCTGTCATACCCACTCTTGCAGCCACCAAGACACTTGTAAGTGTTCCTGTAAGTAGATTGGTAATCAATGCTGATTGTACTGTCTGAGTAGCCGTTTGATTTTTAGGGACAACGGCCGCTGTTTCGGTATATGTTTCCTTTTCTGATCCAGTCGATGCAACGATCTCGACTTTACCGATTGTATTACTGCCGGCGGGTAAAGAGGCAACGAGTTGTACCCCATTCTCTGATCCTGATTGGCTCACTTTGATAGTATTAGCAGCTGTATCTATACCGACTTGGCCGATAATATTAGTACCTGCGGGTATGGCACTCGCAAGATCCACGTCTCCGATATTGTTGACACCTGCTGGTAGCTGTTCCGCCACTCTTATATCTACTTGTGCAAAAGCCATCTTATTCGCCTCCTAAATACTGTTCAATTTCTGTAATTTCGTCATGTTTTGTCTTGATTTCATTTTCAAAATCAGCAATACTGAAGTGATATTTCTCAATCGACTGAAACATCAAGGCTTGCTCCTTTTCAAAATCGATTTTCTTTTTTTTCAGAGAGTATTCCTGTCTCTTGATATTGGCTCTCGTTTCTTCTATTTTTATTTCGAGGTTTTCTATCTCAAGATCCAGTTCTAATTTCATTTTAGGTAAATCACTGACTTTATATTTGCTATAATCTTTCATATTCAAATTCTCTCAAGCCAGATCATTCCCCTATAATCAGCAGCACCAATCCCTATGTTCGTCAATTCAAGTCTAATATTGACTCCGATAGGAACAATCAGAGGTCTGGGTAAATGATAAATGGGAGCTCTTTTTGTTACGCTCAAAATGCTCTCTCCTGCCCATAGACTATCGATATATAGGGTTGCACGGGCATCTGTATCACCCGAAAAAGCAAATCCATAAATTTTGGTTCTGGCTGTAGCTGATTGATTATAGAGATTAGCTGTGTCTCCGACTGATAAAGCAAGGATTGTTCCCTGTCCATCGTTTTCAATCTCACCCGATTCAGTGACATGCAGTCGCCATTTACTGTCATTGTCTTGCGTGATGTCCAAATCATGAGCCGTTGCACTTTTGATAAAGCGAAGAGCAACACCATTATTGAGTAATTCATTGAGTTTCGATAGGATTTCTTCACAACCACAGGACATTTAAAACCTCTAAGATCATCATAAAGCAATCGACTACACTTTATTTGAGTTGCTGATTTGAGATAATATTTTATCTCTGATGTGATCGGCGACCGCTTTCATCATGAGCGGCGGTACAGAATTGCCAATTCTGGCTATTCCATTTTCGCTTTCTGCTCTGCGACAAACCAGCATGTCAGTTTATAGGCAATCAGAGTTAGATAGAAAATGATACCTTGTAAACTAGACTGTTCAATCGGTTCCACCTATTTTCACTCTCTCCCTTTTAGATTGTTGATTTCCGCTGTAAGTCCTAGTATCCCCGATTCCACAGCACTTAATCGGTTATTTTGTTTGCGAAAAATCGCATGTACTTCATTTGCTAGATTGTTGTGAGGTCGTGCGAAAGACTCGTTAATAAATGATTTCAGGTCATTAAAGTCCTGACGAGATACAGTATTGGGATCTTCAGAAGGCTTGACAACGAGTAAAGTTAGCTCTTTTAATCGCTCCTCTTCCCTTGCTATACGAGGTTTCCATACCGTTCTCCAGCCAATTTCAGCTACTGTGAGGAAAACGATACCTGAAATAGCCCCAAAGCTAAATGACACAAGCAATAGAGTCGATAAATCAGCAACAAGATTCAAGATCCATTTGTTCACAAATTGACTTGCACCCATTGCCGCAAAGCCTGCTCTGTATTGTCTCCGAAAAGATAGCCAGGGCATTGAGTGACAACCTTTCTTCCGAAGTCTGTAAAGCGGTGTCCTGTCACGTGATCCTTAGAGATATTGTATGTTTTCATTAGATACCTGCAGAGAGCAGCACTGGCTTCACTTTGAGAGCGAGTAAGTTGATCGCCATGCCTTGCCTCGTGTTCGATTCCGATAGAGATAGGGTTTATGATGCCGCAATGCCAAGCATTATCTTTATCTTTGACCAATTGATAGATAACACCTGTTTTCAGGATTAAATAGTGTGCGGATACTCCAGAAACTGGATTACATAGCCAGTTTAAAGCCCCTATTCCGTCGCCAACTGTTTGGTGCAATACAATATAGTCGATCTCATTGATATTGCGATAGGAATAATTAGGAGATGCAACCCAATTCACTTGAGGTTTCTGGGGCTCACTCTTGCTTGGATTAGGACGTATTGTGAGATTGGGAGCAAGCACTAAGTTGCCAGGCACCTGAAAGTCCTTAAGCAATTCAGCGAGGGGGAAAGCACCGCCAGTTTTAGGCAATGATCGCACGACTTTACCTTCTCCGTCATTCAATTCAAGTCCGTCTTTACACACTCTAACCCATGTCATGATTGGTTTTTATCCTCTTTAAAATAGATTCATCCATATCAAATTCATGACTTATTTGATCAGAAGAAGGCTGCAAGTCTTGATTTGATTGATTTTTGTAGTCTGGATTGGCATCTAAAAAACGATAAACGAATTCAACAAAGTTAGGAATAACAACCTCTTTAGCCCATTTGTCCGTTTTCTCATCTAAAATAGCACCATCACCGATCAAATGATCAGCAAAGTTGTAGGCGTCTTGAGCGAATGTTACCGCTGCTTTGCGTCTCTCAGTACCCGCTGCTCCCGAAAATTCAACAGAAGCCCACAAAACAGCATCAGAACAGACTTTGAATAGCTTTGATAAATCAAACATAATAATCCTTTCTCTATTTGGACAGATCAATAAACTGATTGGTATCAATAAACTCTTGACTTAAAGCAGTCCAGACGTCCACGGCAAGCCCGTTTAGAATATAATCGTATGGCAAATAACCATAACCGTTATAACCCCATTGAGTACCCCAACTATTTTTAAACTTAAGCACACCCTTATTTTTGGACTTTAAAGCCATATTGTCATCGTAACCAACAATATGCACCGCATGACCACCGATGATGGCTTCCGTTGGCTCTGGATATTGGATACAGCCCGTTCTATTCGTAAAATCACTTTGCAATGATTCATAGCAATTAAATCCAAAAACCATTGTGATTCCAGATTTTAAGTGCTGTTTCATTATTTGCAATATCTGATCAGGGGTACGATCAGGGGTATCTAATCGGTAGTACCTAATCGGTTGAAATGACTGAGCGAGTTGATATACAAATGATTCAGGTTCTTTCTCAAAAGCCTCGATTGCATAGGGATAATATTTTTCAGGGGGGACTCCAAAAAATGCTAAAGCCCCCATCATTGCTCGTAAATAAGCCCCTGTATCCCCGCTCCACTGAAGTAAAGATCGGGTCAATTTGTACAGAAAAAGCTCACTTGCATCAAAGTCTTTTTTGTGTGCTTTTTTAATCAAGTTTTCTATTAAAGAACAACCAGCGAAAGCAGTACAAGAGCCTAGCTGTAATTGGTTTTTAACAGTTGTACAGCTCGGACTATTATCACAAGATGATGGTAAATTGGGAATCCAAGCTGATGTTTTCAAAATTAAATTATTGATCTTATAATGATCAGTAGTGTAATCCCTTGCGTCGCACGGATCGATCATCCAACCCTTTATATTATTCATGTTTACTCACTCCACCTGATAATTGAAGCGAAATATCACTAAAAATAATATCCATATTGGCTTTATCATCTGTCATGTTGAGCAATGATTTTTGCCCACCATTCAGCCCCATTGCATCCCTCTCTAAATTCATGCGAAAATAAAATCCTTCTTGTTCTTCAAGATCTTTTTGAGAATAATTTTCAGGAAATTTTTGTAAATATCCATACAATAGATCAATTTCGAGCTTCAAATCATTGCATAGCTTTAAAAATCGATCATATGATAATTCTGTCTCAAGTAATTTAAGATCAATTCTTTCAATCTCGAATTCATTTGTTTCTGATTCTCGCTTGCACTTCATTTCACGAATATTTATATCCGTCTCTTTGACCCTGAACATATTGTATTTAAAGGCTTCTAACCGTGTATCGAGTTCGATGATGACAGATCGGTACATACGACCCGGCGTGATCTGATTTGCGATCACAAAATTCTCAATTTGAAATTTAGAAAAACCAAAGGAAATGCTTTTGTACCGTTTTTGATATTCGCTAAAAACTTCATTGAAATATCTATTAAATTCAATAATATCGCTCATTCTTTACCAATACACCCTGTTTTCCTTTTTTGCGGTTGCGTCAGATGTGTATACAGCACCCGCACTACCTCAGTCGAGTGATCAAATTCTCTCACTATTGCTGTTATAAAGCCATGTGCAGCATAACCGCCACCGAACCAGTATGATGCCCCCGTTTTGTCAATTGAAGAGCCACCGTACATGTCGCTCTCCAAGTTTTTAGTGAGTGTCGCTGTTACTTCGCCTGAGAATGTAAGTGTACCCGTTGTCGATAAGTTAGAACCCACGGAATCATTTGTGCCAGAATGCGTATAGCCCTTTGTTGTTGAAGACATACTAACTGTTTCACGTCGTGCTGTAATTGTCCCCGCTATAGTCGTTGCGGTATCTGTAGCTCGTTCTATGCGTTGAACAGCAGTTGTATGCACAGCTCCTGTATATCCATTTGCAATATACCCGAAAGTACTTGTATTCATTGTTGCAGAATGATTGACGGCTGTTCCGAGTGTGGTAACGGCACTCGTGAGTACTTCAGCACTTGTGAATTTATCGATTGTATTAATCACTGTATCTGATGCGTTTTCACCGCCCGCAATGTGACCGATAGTCGTATTGGAGGAGCTGGCGGCTCTTGCTCTTGCAGAAGCGAGAACAGTCGAAAAAGTGGCGAATGTTTCAGTTGCAAAAGTGAATTTTTTAATAGTGCTAATCTTGTCAAAGACACTCGTAGTGCCGATCCCATCGTATTTGTAGCCTCCGAATGTGTACCCTTGCGTTGCAAAAGAAATACCTGTACTTTGAGTGATATTGGTAGCCAGTGTCTCGGATAATAAATAGATCGTTTTTGTTGTGTAATCCAATTTGTCAATGTGACGATATGCAAAACTCGCAACACCTTGAATATTAGTCAGATCGTCAACTGTGGTGGGAGCTAGAGTCCCTGTCAACGATCCAATACCGATACCTCCCATGAGATATGCACCTACACCAAGAGTAGATGCGGCAACAGTTTCAGCCGTTGATCTTATTTTATGAGCAAATCCATATCCGTAAAAAAATGTCCCTGCTCCTGCAAACCCAATCGACAATACCGTTTTGGGAAATACAGGGAAGCGATCAATCAAAGTCCCGTTTATAGCACCCGAGGCATAGATCGGGCGATGATTGGCATAAAATGTCACATTGCCTGTCACATTACCCCTGATCGTGACAAGATCGTGGTCGTTAGGATCTGTGCTATCTGGACCGACATGGATAGCTGATGGTACAAGTCCCCCAGAATTTCCGATATACAGGGATCCTTGATTGCCAGAAGCCAGTATTGATGAGCGTCTATAGTCCATTGAGTGCCTCCACTTGTGTAAAATCCATAGCTGTTTGGCGATCCTGAACCGATACCCAATTAACACCATCGTAATATTCAACAAAGCCAAGAGTTGTATTGAAGATAGTCATACCCTGAATAGCAACAAGAGCGTCTCTTTCAGCCGTTGTGATGGCGGGTAATGGCAAAGTGACTGTGAGAGCATCTTTGATAACCGTAACCCAAAGATACACATTGTTTTGCCACCAATTAAAAAAGCCATCGGGTGGTTTTTCAGGGGAGAGCCAGCCTTGCTCTTTTTTAGCCGTTGATGGCTCTTGGATCACTGCCCCTGAACTAATTGCATCGGCACTGGCAGGACTAGAAAGCTCATCATCAGAAGCATTGCTACGTGTACCATTCGTCACATCAACATAATCCAAAGTGTTATTAACATTGGTGACTGGAAAAGTTCCATTATTGCTTGAATTGGTCGCTCCTGTAACCACTAAACGATGACCAATGGTAACGCTTGAGAGATCAGGAGAGCCACTGAAAAAATAACGAATTGTACTTCCAGACTGCCACACAATATCAGAGACATTAAGCCCTGTCTCGATTGTAGAACCTATATCAGTGGCCCAAATTGGTAAAGTTGTAGGTAATGGCATTTAAATTCTCCTAATTACTAGAATAATATCTAACTGGTAGAGCCTATTTCTCCTATTCCAAATCCAAAAGCCGTAGGGTCACCGGCAAAACCAAACGGAGTAGCGGTATAAAAAGACACGTCTAATTCAATAGGAGCGGTGGCACGAATGAGAATTTCTCTTATCTCGCTAACGGTAAAAAGAGGAGTACCGGTATATTGAATTTCAGCAGCAGCATGAGGAATTTCCGTAATAATAATATCTGAACACAGCATGGAAAGGAGAATTGCTATAGCCTGTTCAATGGTTCCATTGGAAGTGTTCTCGACAATTTGGCCGTATATCAGTCCACGGTACACATTATCATCGGTTGCAGCAAGACCCGAAATAGGGCGAGATTGCCCCACCAGTTCACCATAGCGTTCTAGGGTTTCTCCCGTTGCATCAGCCAGTGATAAATGACCTGCCATATCGAAAATAATATTTTCAAGTTCTTGAACTTTTTCAGTGAGCTTTGTAATTAAATCTGTAATGTTATTCGTGGGAGCAATGATTCTTCTGAACTGATCAGGTAAACGGTCAATAGCATCAGCTACATGAGTTGTTATCTGTTCAGCGTTCACTAATATCTGGTGTGTCACGAATTCACCATGATATTAGTGGCATCTATATTGGCTCTATCTGTGGCAGCAATGGAGATATTATTGGATGTGGTAGGACTCGGTGAAAGACCTTGCAGGATGACAACCGTTAAAATACCGGGTATTTCTCCTAAAGCACACACTAAGCGGTGGTTCAAAACATCCTCGCCATTGGTAAGCCCTTCGCCGTAATCAACAAGGGCCTGCTCAACTAAGTTATCCCCATCTACTGGATAATTGCCGTCAACTGTTAAATTAACGATTAGGTAAATGTCAACCTCAGTAATACGGCTAAATTTGATGTTATAACTATTCCCTTGTGAGTCTGTCACTGGTACAGTTTCAGTTCCATATGTTTCAATACCCAAAGGCTTACTTAATTTAATAGCGTTGGCAATATCAGCATCTAAACCACCTAGCACGATGGATTCAAAGGAGTGGGGAGGTAAGCCATTAATATCTGTTACGGCTGTCCGATTCTCTTGGACATAGACGAATTGCACTCCGGCCACTTGAGATATAGCGTTTTCTACTGCAATTGATGTTCCTGCCGTTGAAATGACGGTACTATTACCTGCTCTGGTTCTTAGTTCAGAGTCGGTTTCCTCATCTCGACCTTCAATAGCCACCGTCAAATTGATAACGCTATTCCATCCAGATAATGGCGTAACGATGATGTTAATAGATCCGATGACAGCACTGAAGTTTCCTTTATTTTCACTTCGAGCTTGACCCGTAGCCAGTATTTCAGTGTCTTTAATATCAGCAACAGCAGGGCTACCCGTTTCATTATCTGTTGCATTACTCCGAGCCGTATTGGTGACATCCACATAGTCACTGGTATTATTGACATCAGTAATCGTAAATGTCCCATTGTTGCTTGCATTAGTCGTCCCAGTGACAATAAGCTGATCACCACTCACAACAGTTGACAAATCAGGGCTACCATTAAAGGAATAGCGAATGGTGCTGCCTATTTGCCATGTAATATTGGCAACATCCAAAGCCGTAAATAACAAGCCACCAGCTCCGCCAATCAGAACATCCTCAGTCAGTACCCATTGAACATTAGTTGACGATTGACGGGTAATGCTCCCAGTTAATATCGTAATGGGTGAAAGAGATACGTTACCCAGTGTCAATTCTGAGGTACTGTAAGCTGCTTGAAATCGTTGAATACCAATTAAGCTCACTGCATTATCCAATGCTACACCTAAAGCATTATCAGGGAAAAAGTTTATATAAAGGTCTTCTAATAAGTCCCATAGCTCTGACTCCCTGTCAGCCAAGATTCCCACCAGTTTCCTTGCCAGTGATTTACCCTCATGTTCTGGACCTACTTTAACATCATTACCAAAGACAGCACGAAAATCAGACTCTATTTCTGCTCTTACTTGCGTGGCATCTTTCTTGATAAAACCTAGCTCAGTCAATCCAAACGTCATACATTCACCTCGATAACCCCTTCTTCTGTATCAGCAATAAAATCAATGGTAAACACACCTGTATGTTGATCCGCCTTAGCATTGTATTGATTGATCCCGATGACCCCTTTTGTATCGGATATTTCAGTCCTTATTTCCCTATGCCCTTCTGCTATTCGAGGAGGTATGGCAAAGAAAGTGCCGTAATAATCAATGCCACGTCTATTATCAAGAAACCACTCCCCACGAAATAGTTTCAGCCTGATTTGCAACTCTTGTCTGATTTCATCGGCTCCCGTGACTAAAGCCAAATCGCCATCCACAATGGCTATCCCGCCAAGCGAATCTAATTGAATATCACTCATCAATTTTCACCTTCATTGACTTAGCTGTTCCGCTTGCAGCGCTGAACCCTAATCCTGTAATGGGATCTTTGCCACCCGCTAAAGGATTGGGCAGTAAGAGGGGAGGAGGGAATGGGTTTATATCGCCATGAACATGAGTCCCCATGAATGATTCTAATGCAGTTAACCGAGCCTCTATATTTGTTCCATGCCCCACAGGGATAGACGCATTATGACCTCCTAACTTAACCTCAGTGGCTTTCATACTGACAACACCCTCTTTATCGATGTGCATTTCAAACTTACCCGATTCATGCCCAATGACCATCTTTTCAGGGTCAACATTGGGGATAGGGTCACGTCGGTAAATACTGGCAGGAATCGCCACGGCATCGGATAGACTGTGCTTACGCAAATCTCTTGGCACTATCACTTCTTGAGTGGTACTCTCTACTAGCTCGTCAATAGATCGATCTAAAAAGAGCAGTAGAACTGAATCACCTCTCTTTAAGGGCAAAGAAATAAAAAAATCGTTTCCTCTTGGGAAAATAACAGGAACGCTAGAGATAACAGCGTATTTAACTTGTTCAGACTGACCTTCAATGAATTCGTAATTATCAGAGAAGAGCGGCTTTACAGTCGCCGTCTGTTTATCAGGGTCATAACTTTCAATAAGAGCTGGCATTGATACAAACGTATTCGCCAACGAATAATCAAGTATTCTCGACAGAGCTTCTTGTAAACTGACTTCACGCTTTGCCACTACCCTACTCTCCTAATCGCTTCGATTTCACTATACCAATCATTGCCCATCGTATTGCCCTTGTGTACTATTTTACGGGCTATGTAATCACCCTCTATTTCACGACTTTTGATTTGGATAATCTTACCGGGATCTAAATCATAACGGAGTAAAGAAAGTATTTTTATTCCTTCCTCTGTCACTTCAGGAGAACCTATCATTCCCGTATTTGATGTTAACAAGATAGCATTTTGGGAAATAGCCGAATCATTGGGAAGTACATACAATTGACCATTGAGAATAAACCAGTACAGATTGAATGATTTACAAATAGTATCCATCACTTCTTTAAAATACCCATGTAAGACACTCCCTTTGTTCCATTTAAAGTCCTCTTTGATGCCTTGCAATTTGCCTACATCAACACCGACTTTTTTAGCAGCTTCTTGCAAAATACTCCGTTGACTGGTGTCATCTTCAAAAGAAAGAGAAATGACTGTTCTTTGTTGAGTTAATCCGTCTTTAGCTTCGATCTCACTCACCCATTCGGTATCTTCTTTTATATGACTAACCAGCTCCAGTTCCCCTTTAAAAATGAGCCCAGAGTTATCTTTGTAACCAGCCTCCAATAGCACAATATTGCCTTTGCGTTGTATTAAACCCCGACTCGTAGGGTTAAGATTGAACATACTTAATTTGAGCTTATTAGGACTAGAGTCACCTGTCTTAGTTGCATCAAAGGAAATGTCTAAGTTGTTCCATGATTGCCCTGGTAAATTGGCAGGTCCAATAGTCACTTTATAGACTCGGTCGTAAAGATTAATTGCCATCGTCAAAAACGAGAATAATGTCAGAGCCTAACGTCTCATATGTGGGTTCTGCATTCCCTGCTATGTTGATTGCCCATAGAGCACCATCTGAAAAACGCTCATCTGATATTCGCTTGCTTAGTTTGTAATTGCTGACTATTCTAATTCCTGTATGAATCGGATTTTTATCAATGTCATAAATGCCAAGCTGCCATGTCTGAGATCTGACATTAAATCGAAGTTGAAAAAGTAACCTCTTGCCTCCTAAGCTCATTTCAAAATCCTGACTGGCTTCAAAATTCGCTCTGTCGATACGAATGGGTATTTGCACCAATGCCATTATGAGATAACCTCGTTAGCCCTATTGGATTGAGAATCTGTCAAAGGAAGTGTTGTTTTATCTGAGACAAATTGTCCCTTTTGATTACGTTTCTTGTCCACAACCTGTTTTTCATTGGGTTTGACAAGCTGATCTTTAAGGGATGTTTGCTTGCCAAAATTGACTGATGGTACAGTGATCGTTTGCCCACTCACCTTGCGTATTTGAATCATTTCAATACTGAACTGGAGAGCATCCCCTAATTGAGCCTCAATAGGAGCGTCTAATTTCCGTATGAGCATATCTTTGTACACTTTGCGGCGAGTAAACACCTTACACAGTGTCCCAAGATCCATCGCTTTATTGATTTTCTCAAAGGCTTGAACATGGGAGCCATCTTTACGAAACCATTCATCCATATCCCGTTGCAAGCGTTCCATCACAACAGGAATACTGGAGGTGCTAAAAACATCCCCTAGTACTTTGGAACCAAAATCAAATGAAGTGCCAAATACGGTCTCAGCTTCACGAATGTTTGTAACCAATCCTGTGAATGAAAGTGCTTCGGGCTTCACAACAATATGATCGGTTATTTGGATCCCTTCTTCTACTTTGTGAGCGGTAATATCCTGTTCCCTAATATCGGAATAGCTAATGAGTGCATCTAGTTCAATGAAATCAGAGGGACCGATAATATTAGGAGGGTTATCAAACTCTATTCGTAAGGGTTCGCAATTCCTTTTGTTCCTGAACGTATTGAGTAAGAAGTCACCCATTAGGCGTTCGCAGTTCGCAGTGGGAAGTTGCGAGCCACTGAAGCAAAGGCATCGGTAATTCCATCGGAACTACCCGCCCTTGCAGCAGCAGCCAACTGGAGAGGAGTAGAGCCAGTTTGACCATTGACGGTAATATGAGTTTGATTGGTAACACCCCCTGCATTAAATGAGTTGCTAGAGCCTACAGGACGAATGACAGGCATTGTTGCAACCATATTGGCAGCCATATTCTCCATGAGAGCAATAGGAATATCCATACGCTGCATAATCCCTTTAGCAAGAGTAAGGGGGATGGATTGCCCTGAAGCTGTCAGGTTGGACAATGGACCTTCTTTGGCATCAGAATGAGGGAGTTTAGCAGCAGCAGCAGCCACACCTGCACCGACAGCGTTTCCAATTTCCCCAGCTCTTGCTTTAATACCACCCACTAAACTATTTATAAAGCGACTGGCTGCATTAGCACCGATAGAAGCTAACTTATCAGGCAACCCAGTAAAGAAACCGACAATGGTATCAATAATTCCACTGATAAAAGATGCAATGGAATTAAAAGCATTCGTGAATTCTTCTTTGATTAGATTAATTGTATTGATGACATTCTGCTTCCAGTTATTAAAATATTGAATCGCAAGCTGAACAAAAGCAGCAATGTGTGCGATAATCGATACAAGTATACTTGTAATTACAGCCATTATAGAGTTCCAAACATTCCCAACAACTTCTTTTATCAAATTCCAAGTGTTGGTCATATTCTGTCCAATGGAAGACAAAACTCTTTGAACAGTTGAAGAAATAGATTCCCACACTTCAATAGCTATTTGTTGCCATCCCAGGAAAGCATCACTCCAAAATGCAACAGCTCTGCCAATTTGAGATTCAGAGCCATTAGCAAAATTCATAATATCGCCAATTACTAAAGCCAATGCGATAATTAATAAACCGATTGCAATGGGTAAAAGCAGAAAGCCTAATTGAGCAATTACAGCAGCGGCACCCATAGAATACAATGCTGTCACGACACTCACCGCCCAACTTGCTATAGCAATAGCCTTCAATCCAATCAACCTAGCTCCTAAAATTAATAAAACACCATTCAGTCCTGATACAATCCCTTTTGCTCCGCCTAATTTATCAAATAGAAAAGTAAAGGCATTTTTGACCGCATCAATCTTTTCCTTAATGCCCTGAAAACCGCCCAGTGATATAATAAATAGCTTGGCTTGTACAATAGCTTGTTTTGCCACACCGATAAAAAAGTTAAGACCATCACCAAGTGCCTGTCCTATTTTTGTTGCATTATTTTTCCTAAAAATATTTATACTTTTCAATAACTGAAGAAGACCTGTTGCTGCTCCTGCTTTTAAATTGGAATTATAAACATCATCTGCAAAATTTTTAAACGAATCAGTTATGTTGGAAAGGATGCCATTAACTGTTTTTGATTGTCTTAGCATGCCACCTGCAAAATTAGCCTCAAAAATCTGATACAAGCCTTCTTCTATTGCCTTACCTTCTTTTTTGACTGTCCGTGTTATACCTTTAAAAGTAATTGCTACTTGATCACCTGTTACTTTGAACTGAAATCCTAGATTGCGTAGAATTCTGAAGTTGCCTGCTGTTGCATTAGCGACTCCTAGAGCAAAGGCTTCAAACGGTCGCTTCAATGATGAGGCTGCATCACCTATTGCCAAAAAAGCCCTTTTTGAAGTATCAAGTCCTCTCGCTTTAAGTAGAATAAAAGCACTGGTCAATTTATCAACTTCAAATGGTGTTTCAGTAGAAAAATCTTTGATAAATTCAAACGCTTTCACTGCATTTTCTGCACTGCCTGTCACTGTTACTAGACTCGCTCGTAATTGTTCAAAAGCTGCACCCGTTGCAAAAATAGATTCTGCTAGACCACTGAATATCTGAAATCCGCCAAAAGCAGCCATCTTAAGTGCTGCTTTTCCAACAGAAACAACCAAATTTCTTATTTTGTTAGTTAACAGATCTATACCGGAAGTATTTATTGGACCAATTCTTATTCCCTGTATTGCTTTTGCTTGAATAGCTCTTAATTTAGAATCCAATTGCGTCAATTTTATCCCCAATTGTTGGAGTGTTTGGCTTTGAGAAATAATTTTGATCCTTGCAACTAATTCAGCCAGTGCCATTTGTACGTACCTCTATTACTATCGTAAAGGCTGAACTATTGGGATTATTTTTTTCCCGATGGGAACTAAGGGGACTAACGTTTACCCCTACTCTTCTCCATGTCCTTCTCCATCTTCTTGTTCATCTTGTATTGAAGATCTTCTTCTATATCAAGGGCTTCATTGGCCAGTATCATGTCTTTATAACTCCAATGATTCTTTATTTCCCATGGTTGAGCAATGCCTTTGATAACGAGTCGGTAGATTTGCCAAGGGAGATCGGGGGGGATGGAAGTGGTTATGCTGTCAGATGATTTGCAAGAAGTTCGGTAATGCTTTCTAAAAAACCGTTATGCTCGATAACCTCCTTGAGCAAGAAGAAAATAGCATCATACTGTTTTATAAAAATGGCATCAAACATTTGGTTGACTGGAGTGTTGTTGAGGTAAACAACGGATAATAATTCTTTTACTAAGTTAGGGAATTCTTTTTTGTTCATATTCTTGAAGAACAAGGAGGCTGCATTGGAGAGCATATCGGAGCTAAAGGAGGACTCTTGTACTTTGGATTTAATATCCTCAAGAGCGTTTGTGCTGTCAGTAGCAACCAAAGCACACAGAGCAGGGGCGATGAGCTCACCCAAAACGGCTACATAATAAAGTCCTTTGGTGGGACTATGCAAGCCTATTTGATAGGTTTTGCCTTTATAGGTGACTGATTTAAGATCTTCGTTAGGGGTTGTCATCTTTTATCCGCCCAGATCGGCACTTCCTGCTAGATTCATGACCAATTCAGGAACCAGTATGACCCATTCTCTGGAAGGCACTTCATCTTTACCAGCAAAAGTAACAGGGGGAGGTTTCTCAATGAAAGAGGCGATTCCTAACACCGTATCACCTAGAGGCAATTCAACAATCAGGATATTAAAACTGCCTGCATTGGCTGATTCATCTGCTTTGCGGAAAGCATCCAGTACAGCATTTGAATCCGATGTCTTTTGGAGTGTCAGGGTAATAGTCCCTGATTTGTTATTGTTTTTAATCCGTGTTATGCAGCCATCAGCACCGCTAACCATTGTCCAAGTTGATTCATTGCGTTCTGCATTAATAAATTCGTCCTCGACAAATCCCTCAATCACAATCCCATTCGCACGAACGAGAATACTTTTGGGATCAAATGTTTTTTTACATGGCATTTCTATTTACCTCTTAAACCTGAATTAATCCGTTGATGATAATTTTATGGATACCGCCTGCATACGTGGCAGTGAACTCCACATCGGGTAACAATTGATTGGCTTTATCAACTGTTGAGACATCAGCCACTTTAGGAGCGGTAACAGTAAAATCAGTAACAACACCGTCATCAATACGTTGCTGTAGACTCGCTTCAATTTCTCCAACCAGTGTTCGTACACCTGCATCTGTATAGGGGATTTTTTCCACTCTCGTAAATAAATCAAAAATGGCTTCCGTAAGCCGTACCTGAAGGTAGTCAATATCTCTGACTGTATCGATAAAATCACCGCCAGACGTTTTTCCCTCTTGAGTGATCCCTTTGCCGCCCACTTCGGTATAAGTGTTGGCGTTTTTATCATGCACTGCCGATTTGGCAGTGTCATTGAGGTTATCAACTGTAACCCCTGCTAATTCCCGCAGTGCGAAACGACTACTACCAGGATTAATAGGAAAAGTGCGACCAACCCACGCAGCATCGGGATAGTCCGTGATATTTCCTTGGGCATACATCAAGGCAGCTCTGTTGAGAGCAGCGTTATCGAGGCGTTTTGCTAAATCGGTAGTAGATGAGGGACTATCAATTCCTGATTCATCGCTCCGATAGAAGCCTAATTTGATTTCAGCTTCCATCCTATTGGCTGCTGCAAGTATGGCTCCTTTATTGGTTGTCGTTAATAATAAACCATACCAGTCATTGTTTTCGTCAATAACATCATCAATGTCATCCTGAACAGTTCTTCCTGTGACAGTTGTGGCATTGGTTACTGTGGGAGGAGCTGTCCCAGTCACCGTAAATGTTCCTACTGTTAAGACCCATTCTGTGACGGCTGTAATGGTGATGAGATTGGTTCCGTTACTGACTGCTGTGACCACGCCTTCATCGGCTTGAATAGCGGCTGCGATATTGGCTAACGTGGTTGCATTATCGGTATCAAAAGCCTCGCTCACAGGAGTTGTATTAACCGTCCCTGCGACAACATGAGTTGCAGCAAGAGGACCAGAAAAAGTCAATGTGACAACAGTGGCAACGGCTGCTGTACGCTTACCAATAAGGATAGAGGGCGGTCTGGGGGTTTGTCCAAACAGCTTCTGAGCCATTTTGTACTCATCAGTACTGGTAGCAAAATCATCCGTAACACCTGTTAAATTAGTGTACTTTCTGGCTCTTTCTGCAAACACGGCTGCTAACCCTAAAATGAGAGGTAATCCAAAACCAGCAGCCGTTACCGCTTTTGTTTCTCTTGTAATCGTTACTTGTACTATTTCTTCAACACCCATAATGTGCCTCCAATTTAATTAAACACCGACTGTAAATATCCTTGTTCCAGTAGCAACCGTTTGTTCGATCTCTCCAGTGATTTCCACTTTATCAAAATATCCAACGTCATCAATGATGGTATTTCGACTATGCAGCATAATATCCATTTGAGAACGCTCTTTAAAACGATCTGCTTCAATAAATGTAAGGTCCCTAATTTCGCTTGTCATTAGAGCTAAACATTCCACCTCAAAAGTGGCATAAATAGAAGGCCGTTCCAGACCATCTTGCACTTTGCTCATTGATTTGAGTGCCTCTTTACCCCAACAATTAAGAGAAAAAATCACCTTGCGGTACTGGGTTACATCCATTTTGCCATCCGTTCGCCATTGCTTTTCATCTATGCCTACTCTCATCACAGAGCGAGGGTTCAGGGTAAAGTAAGGGGTCTGGGGGCGAGGATCATTTTGATATGAGAATATAACCTTATCTTCAGGAAACCCGGAAGATGTTTTAATCCAGTTGCGAAGGAGAGGTTCAATAGTTGTCCAAGGTATACCCATTAACAGTCCGTCCCCTCATCAGTCTCCTCAATTCTTCTTGCAATAGTATGGTAATGTTCAGTTCGTTTAAGCCCTTTATTCCAATTGCTGGTATCAAATACTTCATAAGCTGATCCATTCCAAGTCACTCGATCAGAGCGTGTGAGGGTGTTGTTTTGTATAAAAGTGTAAAGCGGTTCTTTTGTGTAGATAGCGATCAAGCCAGTGAGTCCAGCTCCACCATCATTCACAAGTCTTTCTCTTTCTGCTGTCGTTGCTTGTACAGAACATTTTTTTATTTCAATTTCTGTAGGAACTCCATCGACATAAATACCGTTGACATAATCCCCTACAGGATACCGAGTGACTGCAATCTTATCTTTCCAAAGTGCTAACACTAAATAACCTCAAAGTTGACACTGGCTCTCATTTGTCCCGTATCAATAAGTGGTTTGCTACTGCCTTTGGCTTTAATGGTTGATGCTGCTAAGGGAGGAGATAATTTTTCACTAATGATTTGTTGAATTTTCCCTTTTGAGAAATTGCCGACTCTATTGAGAGCGGTAACAGCACTACCACCCTGTAAAACACCGTTAACCTCAGATTGAATTCTTGCTTTCACTTCACCCTGATGCTCTTCGAGCAAAGGACGAATAAAAGGACGTTCAGGGATACCTCTGGAAGTTCCGAACTCCTGATAGCCTCCCCTTTTCACAATATCGCTTCCTGCTGAACCCAACAATCCTACCTTTATTTCCTTACTTTCAAGGATATGTAACTCTTTAATGAGCTTGCGTAAGTTAGTATCAATAAGGGTCATACAAGCATGGGTCTGTGAGGGATAGATTTAAGTAGACTGAGGAAAAGTCTACCGTACTTTGTTTCCGAGTATACCCCTTCTGTACCTGAACTACTTTTGTAGCTAATAGCAACATCCCTAGTCCTTTCAGAAGTGACTTCACCCCCTGAACTACTCAATTGAGCTGTATCAGCCATTGTCATCTCATGAGCTGCTTTTAATGCCACCGCCCGATCATATTTATCACCGAATCGGGTCTTGTTGACATCTTCTTTTGCATACTCAATAAAACGATCAATGCGAGCGAGTTCAACACTATTTTGTGTGACAAACTCAGGAGCATAATCAAACAAAATATCTCGGATACTCATGGGTCAAGATCTGCAGCTCCGATTGCAAAAGCTGAAAAGTTTTTAATTTCAACACCTGCAATATCTCCTGTCACATCCCGTGCAAAAAGCATTTTACGACGCTCTAAAGGATGTTGCAAGAAGGGTACAGGCACTTTGTATTTAAGTACCATAGGGTCTACTTTATAGGCACAGATAAAGTTTTTATTAGTGAAAGTACCACTTGCAAGTGTAAATGTTCGTCCTTTGACCTTACTTGTTCCCACAAAGCGAACTTCAGGATAATTGGCACGCAAGAAATTCATCACGCTCATGGCTGAACCTGATAAAATAGCTCTTTTAAAATGCGATTCAACATGAACGGGAAGAAGGCAAACATTAGCCCTATGTCTACGTTGCGTTGTATCGTACACGTTATCGATCAATTCTCCAAATATCTCGACAAGTTCTTCAGGAGTCTTGGACAGAAGCCCACCGGCTGCGATAGTCACTTCAGGATAATTGTTTGCATTGGTGAACAAGCCTGGCACATCGTGAGACGTAATGCCATCAAAGAAACCATCATCTAGTAATAATTCCATTGCGTCCCTTGCATCCATCGCCATATCTGATTCTAATGGCATTGCCAAGCGCTGTGCTTCTTTCAGAGTCCAATAATCCCACCCATAACAAGCCCCGTAGTGATATACAGGAAGCGTTTGCTTCGTCATCTTAGCATTTAAATTAGGCAGGTCATCAGCAGCACTCGATAAGATTTTCGCTTTCCCTGATTTATTGCGTTGGAAATAGCCTACCGACTGAAGCCCTTCACCGTCAGAAACAACGGGAGACAATTCTTTGTATAAATAGCCTTCGTACTCAATTTTATAAATTTGTTCTTCATAAGCAACCAATTGTTCAGAGAGCCACATACTTTCATTGGCATCAAAGCGTTCTTTCAGTACGTTATAGGCAAATTCTTGTCGATCATATTTTAATTCCATCTTATTTTCTCCCTTACGGTTGGTTCAGTTCAAGTTGATTGAGTTCGTTGGCGGCTGCACTACCACGGTATTTTGCTCCCGCAGCTACCAGTGTTGCTACGGTGGGGCTTGTACCAGAAGAAGCTCTTAATTGACCTCTGTTCGTGGGATCAAAATTGGCATACACATCACTGTTCGTATTGGTTGCCTCGGTAGGCTTTACCCAAAACGTACCTTTTGTAGCGAGATTAACAGCCGATCCTTTTTCATACTTAGCGGTTTCATTTTGGTCAGGTGGCACACGATGCTGATGGAGGGCAATCCCTCGTACCTGATGGGTTGTGTCCCTACTAGGTGTTACAGTAGCCTGAGAAACACCCCCAGTAACGACAAAGGCAGTAGCCCCAATTTCAAGCTGATACCCTTCTTGGGCTGTAATTTGAACCGCACGATTATTAACAGTATCACTCAGTACAACATCAGTAGCAGCAACAGCCGTTGCTAATTCGGTTTCAATTTCAGACTTTAGGTCATTCATTGTTGTGTCGTGATCTGTATTAAACGGAACTGGTCCAATCGTTTTCTCTGTAAAAGACGTATCATTCAAATGTTTGTACTTGATGGTACCAGTTAAGCTATTTCCAGTAATAAGATCAGCATTTAAAGTGAGTGTTAAACGATTTTGCAGGAGTTTGAAAACTTCATCTCCTGCGGCATTTTCGGTGAGCAAATCCCCGAAATTAATATCTTCGGCTGCTTGACGTGTCAGCACTCGCTTATCTGACCAATCGGCACATTGACCGATGTAACCGAGTTCAGGTGTTCTGGTAGTAGTTAGTTGGGACATTATTCTTTATCTCCTTCTTTGGTAATCATGACAGGTGCTTTACCATAATGGGCTGTTTTTTGCCATGCGTTGCCCATAGTTTGGATCATGTCCATGCGGGCATTTGTGATAGAGTCATTTTTGTCACTGGGTTTCCCACCCAATGATTTCAAAGCTCTGTCGTAACTATCTGTTCTTTTTTTACCGGGATCAGATGCTTTCGCTCCACTGGCTACTAACTCATACCCAGCATTGATATAAGCATCTTCTTTGTCATCAAATTTCATTTCGGGATAAACGCTTTTTAGAACAACCTCTTTGACCTGACGATCTGTTAATCCATCAACAGAATCTTTGACAAAACGACTAGCCGTCTTTTCAAGTGCCAAGCGCTCCTTTACTAAAGCACCGACATTAACAGAGTCATTTTTTTCCTTAAGTTGTTTGGCTTCCTGTTCTTTCGTATCAAATTTCCCTTGCAGTTCACTCACTTTCGTTTTTAAGGCTTCAAGATCGTCTTTATCCTGTTTGACTTTTTCAAGATGAACAGAATAGGCGACTTCAACCGCTTCATCGACATCGAAACGGCGACCATTTATTTCAATTGGCATTTTTTTCTTTTCTCCTTTGGTTTCAAAATTATCATCAACTTGATAGGCATCAAAGCGGTATTCGTTAGAATCCAGATGCACTTTGCAATCTCTTCCAGCTCGTCCTTTGTCAACAAGAGCAAGGTGGTTATATCGAATATTTCTTTGAATGGCATCATAGTGTTTACCATCACGTGTCACTCCAGAAGTCCATTCCAGATCACATTTGTAGCCACAAGATACCTCTGTCATCTTTTTGCTTTCCATATACTCAATGGCTTCTGAATCTGTAACCATCACGGAAGTAGTGACATAGTTATCTTGTTTTCCCACGTCCGAACTAACAAAACCTCGTTGATATTTACGAGTATTTTTAGGGGTTAACATGGTGGGGGGATGCCCTAATGTAAATGGTTTTTTGGCTAATGTTTTCATGGAATTATCGTCATAGACTTCAGAAGGAGGACGCCATTCTCGTCTAGGTTTCCCTGTCTTTGAATCGACATAAACAAAGACATCGGAACGAGTCGCAAATACAGGTACTTCCAAATACCCCTCATCCGTTCGTTTCGTTCCATCCATCCTGACCCTACACTCACTGATACGAGTTTGAGAGTCCATTTTACGTGATGAGTTAAGTTTCTTTTTGACAGAAGAACTCGCATATTCAAGAACACCACTGGACTCACTTGGGGTAATTCCATCTTGTAATTCAGCCTCTACAATGCGATCAGCAACAATCGTTCTTCCTTTTGGGTCATCAGAATAGCGAGTAGTAGCGAATTGTGAAAACCTGACAGCAGCATTACGAAGCCTTTCAAGAGGGGTTAATGGGAAAGCGAGATTGACAGGGTCAGCATAATCTTCTTCATCCTGTGGGAAATCAGCAGGGGGGGTTAGACGTGCATCTTCTTGGGCTTTAATGCCCCACTTCTTGGCACGTTTGGCTTGAGCTTCCCGCTTTTCGTCACTGGCAGCATCTTTATCGGGTAGTTGATCGAATCGTGGCATAGGGTTCTCCTATGACCAATGGTAAGGGGAAAAGAGGAGGGCTTATTTTGAGACAGGGTGTTTTACTTTTTTGTCTTCAGATCTTTGAAGAGCTTTTTTAATAGTTTCTTCAGCTCTATTTGAATGAAATGAAACTTTATCAGCTAATCTCTTTAAATATTCATCTTGTTGCTCAGAGGTCATTTTATCAAACTCTTGCTTCTTTTTTGCCATACTTTCTTCATATCCTTTTAAACGAACGGCTGTACTATCAAATAGAAGCATTTCACCATTGAGACCTGTTGCCATTACTTTACTCCTTTAATACGCTCTACAGTATATTTTACATTAAATTTTGCAGATAATTCAACATTTATACGGTGCATTACCTCAAATAAAACCAAACCTTTATCCAGTTTACCTGTGCTTACTTCAAAATCAATCACACCATCATGTTTTATTTGTAAGTCACTAAACAGAGATCTTAAATCATCTGAAGGAATCCTAGCCCATCCGTTAGAAGGTCTTTGAATTTTATATCGGTAGTATTTCCCATCTCTTTCACCTATAGCAATCAATTCAGCTACATTTTTGTCCATTGCTTCAACCCAATCTTCATCGGAAAAGCTCTTGCCAAAAACATGATTATGTCCGAGTGAGACATCCCCACGCTGACGGAAGATATTGGCATAGTTCTTAGGAATAGTGACCACATAAGTATTTTTCTCTTTTGAGAACTTACCAAGAATGTTAGGCATAACTATCTTTCCATCTTTATCCCATGCCGTTGCCATTTCGTTTTCTAACGAAGTTCCTTTTACCCGTTTTGTAAACTTTACCAATCCTTGCTCAAACGAATTTAAGTCTTTAAAATCAACAGTTTCGACCTTATATTTCGGGTTTCCAATGGTTTCTTATCGAACATTTAGAAAGAGTCTTTTCCCATCTTCTCCAAAGCCTACCCCAAGCGGTTCTCTTAGTTCAGATAATCCAGTAGATTCCACTTCTTGAGAAGGGACATTCGATTCTGATTCATCATCAAAGTAAGGCAAAGCGACGCACCTGCATTGAATAGGTTGACCGGGATGACCATCAGAAGGGGGCTTATCCCAAGAGAAGATTTTCTTGTTACGTTTTCTATGCTGGGGTCTCACTCGTTCATCTTGAGCGGTTTGCCAGATGTACTTATCAATACCTGCTTCCAGATGTTGTATCTGAGTCAGATTACCATGAAACTTACCCACTTGATCTCTAGCAATGAGCTTGGCTTTATTCTCTCCAAATCCAAATTCTGTTTTGAGATGCTCTTTGATTGTTTTGATAGATTGCCCTTGTCTAATAGAGTCGTTAACCAGTGTGGTTAAACGATCTGCAACCTGATTCCCAAAATTCTTGATCAGTCTTACATTCTCACTGACAAAATCATTTATCGACTGGGACACTTTGGGGTTATTGATAAACGGATTGACTTCCAGTTCTTTTTTGTTAACAGATTCCATTTGCCTATTGAAATTCCGTGTTGTGAAATCTTTAACAAATACCGCAATAGACCTTACTTTAGAGCTAAAGCCATCCACTAATTGACCCCATTTCTGCTTAGTAGATTCAAAAATCGAATCGATTTGAGAATCATCAAAGCGTGGATAAATAAGGATTTCGAGATCCTTTACCATTTCAGAAAACCATGACTTATACAGTTTTAAAAGTTGACTGCGGTAATCTCTCTCCACTCCGAGAGGGTACTTCGTAAGTGGCATCTTCTTCTGTCTCGGTGGCTTTCTCTTTGCTAAAGTCGGCATCTGTTGGGATCTCCTCCCCATCTATGTTGTAAGTTCCTCTGGATGATAATTCTTTTCTGATTTCCTCAACACCTAACACACCATATTCTAGATAGCCCTTGTCAGTTTCCATATCCAGCTTATTGATTTCAGCTTGTTCTTTGCGTGTCGGTTGCCAGAGAGAATGGAACTCAAAATAAATGGGTTCTTTGAGATCAAGTTCAGCTTGAAGATAAGAAAAAAACAGTTCCAGTTCTGGGCGTAAAAGATTTTCTTGTGCTGATTTAACTTTGTCGTACCAATCTCTTGATTGACTCCCTCCAGACTCTCCGAGACTCGAACCGGGTGATTCGTTAAATAGCTTTGTATGGGGAGTATCTGACGTTGCAACGAGATGATCTTTAGAGAGTTTAACCAGTTCTGGCATCCCTGAAACCGTTGTTGATTTACGTTCATACGAATCTTCAGCATCTATTACAATAGCGTTGAAATTGCTACGCCCTGCATCAATACATTCTATTTTTGCTTTTATGGCTTCTTCCGCTTCTTCCTTGTTACTTGCAATAGCTGCGTTAAAGCCCAAAAACTTATACACCGTTTGGGCAATATCTTGAATTAAATGACTGACATTGCGTAAATTTGACCCATAGGCTCTCAGAGGCTCATAGTTCCGTTCCATGATTGAAGATGACCAACCCCGATTTTCACACCGATCCTCTTCTGTAGTTGTTGTTCCCTCAAAAATGAGGAGGCGTGAACGATGTATTTTAGCGTATTTATCTCTGGAGAGTTCGTAGAATTCAGGTCTGCGAAACCTGCCGTAATCACTTGGATAAATCCATTGTGCATCGATAGCAGTAGCTTCATTGATTCTCATAATACGATCTAAGGCAACGGGTTGATCAAGAGTCTGTCCATCATCTATGTCGAGGAGTATAACAGCACCACCAAAGAGTCTCGCCCATTTCATCGCTTGATTACACAAGGGCAAAATGTGCAGCTCGTTGAGCCGCTTGTCGATAATACCGTCTGGATCATTGGTAATTTTGAGGGGTTCACGGGTCATATCGTTTGGCAAAAGATCGATGATTTTAGAACAGATACCGTCTGTCCGGTATAAATTTCGTAGCTCTTGATAGGTGAGTTGGGGACGGTAGGAGAAGAAGGTGCGAGCCAATTTATCTTTAAACGTACCGAGTCCTGTGAATAAGTTCGTCCATCCGTCTAATCGCCGACTTGATTTGACTTTAGCTGCTTGATAATCAATTGATTTGTTTGTTTTAAATGGCCAGATCATTTTTTCTTCACCCAATTTAATAATGGATTATTTTTGACCCCGCTTAATTCGTTGAAAGCTCCACTGGCTGCATCCACTTGATCATCATGAGAGCCATTGGGGAAATCTTCCAGTTCCGATATAAAGTCATCATTCCAATCACCCTCAAGCATATCCACATTCCCAATTTCTGCTTGGCTTGATAAGGGTATAGCTCTCGTTTCTTTGTTTTCATCAGAGCGAATCATTTTTACGTCAAAGCCGGCGAGGAATCGTATGAGATCTTCTGCCTCTGTTTTACCGCTGGCACCCGGTTCTTGTTCTCCACGTAACTTGTATTTACTCCCAAAAAGAGAATAATCTTGAGCAGCTACCTGCTTTATCATTTGCCTGATTGCCCCAGACTTTTTACGGTCTTTTTTGCGATCCAGAATAATGAAACGTCCATTGGCTCTTTTTCCCATAAGGACACCTGCTGTCCAGTCTGGATCAGGATTCGATTGACTCGGTTCCGTAGCCGCTCTATCCCAGTAGCGAACTACAGCGATTAAATCAGTGGGAATCGATTTAACAATGGGAAAATAGTAGTCTCTGAAGTATTCCCCTTTTTCCTGATCAACATTCCAATTACCCTTAAGCAAACGTTCCTTTTCACTTACCGTTTGGGCGTCCAAATTACCTTCATAGCCGGGGTCAACTTGCATGAGTATTTGATTATCTTCCAGACGAGCGGGAATGAACGTGAGTGATTTGATGTGTTCTGGTTTCTTGTATGCGTATTTATGCAGCAGTTCCTCTTTAGAATCACCCCAAATAAGTTCACCTGATTCTCTGAAAAAGTGCCTCAACACACCTGATTTACTGTAATCAGGGTAAACCCCATCTGCATCGAGCCACCAACGAATGAGCTTTTTAACCCAGCTCTTTTTACTCGGGTTTGTTGCTGCCGTAATATAGGGCTGTAGACCACAAACAGAACGATTACAGGACACAAGCCCCCAAAATTGCTTTTCCGTAAACTGAATCAGTTCATCAAAAGCGATAACTGCGTATTCTGCACCGTCATGTAGTTCGACATCGTTCTCATGCTGCAATCCATCGAATTTTATCTTAGCTCCAGATGCCCATTGATAGTGCAACTCAGTAAGATTTTCGATGCCGGCGAAGAGTGGGTAAATTTGTCGAGCCTTATCCCAAAGTCCACCAGGGTTTTTGAGTTGTTTGCGAGTGCGACGAAAAAGAACAGAGTAGAATAAGGGATTATTGCGATACCGTAGCAAGTCAAGTAGCATCCCATATGATTTTCCACCTCCTTTTTGTCCACCGTAGATTTTTATATCAGCATTGCAGGCTAAAAAATCCCATTGTGGTCCTGGTTGCGGTCGAATTATTTTAACTGTACTAAAGGATTCCCCCACGAGCATTATCCGGTATTTCAGCAACTATTTTAACTTCTGAAGTACTCTCTACTTTTGCGTGTATATCCTGTTCTATTTTTTCTTGAAATCCCTTATGTTTGCCTTTCGTTTTGAGGTAAAAGGTAACAGCAGTTTTGCAAGGTGGATATTTGTACACAATCCACTCTTTTTTTACTGGGTCATACTCTTCTTTTTTAACACCTTCAATCA